GGAAGCCTTAAGCTTGTGGGGGGGTATCTGGTAGGCACCAGAAGAGGAAGCACCCGAAGATGGTTGATTTTCATCGTCCGTGGGTGATGTGGGGCTCTCTTCTATCTTCCCGATATGAGAGGGGTCCGTGTCGCCTCGGGCGATGACGATTAACGGAATCTGATTGGACAGGCAGATACCCTGGTATTTATGGAATTCAGACTCAGACAGATACAGAACCCCTTCTGGATCTGATGGATCGGCTATGACCCATGGTCGTAGTCGCCACAAGTCGACGTCTAAACGACGTCGGCGTTGCGCGATAGACATCTGGTATCTGACGAAAGAAAGATGCACAGTGTGAGTAGCTCGTTGTAAAATGAGTGAAAGCATTGGTTGTTTATATTGCTTGGAATGTGGTCCACACCGTCCGTCTCCAAGGGGATGGGCGGCAGGCTGCTATGACAAGCACGCGCAAGTACACCTCTTAACAAGTAAGGAAGTCGTACTCACACCAAGAGATAAACCCCCCATAATCATATGGTCGCCCCGCTGAGAAAGCGGTTAGGACCAGAGACGAGGATAAGACAAATCCAACTCTCATGTGAGCTTCGGGAGGGAATTCCTCCAGCCACTTCGGATCCAGTCCGAAAACATATATGAAAACTTTATTTCGGTTAGTCTATATCACACTACTATGATCACATTTAAGGTAGTTCGTTGCCAGAGGGTTAAAGACTCCATGACAATCTAGTACTATGTTTCACATAGGAGGGACAATTGGACGAGGCTCTCTGGGAACACCTCACCTATTCATATACATTCTCATACAGATAAATATGTAGATATAAATCACACATAATACCAGTTTTGAACTGTTGGGCAGGGTCTCAAGTACTTAGTTTAATCCTGTTCCTTATACCCGATCAGTTTCTGAGAGGGTCCGGATGACTATGGGGTTAATCCCTTGTGGTCATGTGGCTATCGTACAAATAGATGTACTGTGACCTCTTTCGAGGCCCACACCTAGCAGGTGAAACTCCTTTACTCTTCTTCGCCATGGCCAATATACGGGGATCCGGGGATCCAGGTATGGAGACACCATGGCACGGTAAGAGAATTATCCGTTGGGAATCATTATCCCACGCGACCCAGTCTATTCTGG